TTTTTAACGGCTACATCGACGATCTCCGCATCACCAAAGGCGTCGCCCGCTACACCTCTAACTTCACCCCACCAACCGCGCCGTTTCCTGACATCTGAGCAGGGTCAGTAGTGTCCCCGTCTTCTAGCGGCAAGTATTGGCTGTTTGCGCGTGATTGCCAATACCTCAGTTGAAGGCCCAGTAGTTCAACGCACTACTACCGCGCCGTTCCCTGACATCTAGGGAAACTTACTAGTCGCAATGACCTCTGCGCCGTGCTAGAAATGGGTCGGAGCAGCGCCGCGCCAACGGCCTGCCCCATGACCGATCCACCACTTTCATGGACCGATGGCAGAAGTTTATCCGCCGCAGGCCTTTTCGCCTGCAATCTGCTGCACCTTGTCAGAAGCGTGGGACCGCTTCATGCAAGAGCGCAGCATTTCCCTTAGTCCAACCAGTTTGGTGACTGATTACGCGCAGGTCACCAAATGGTTACGGCGCTGCCCTGTTCAAGATTTCAGTCAAGGACGCCAAGTACTGATTTGGGTATTACGGCAACAACCTGTACTTACCGCACGTCGCGTGTGCATGTTTGTTCGCAGCCTGTACCGCTGGGCGTCAGCAGAGGATGTTGGATTACTTCCTGCTAATCCTGTTGTTAATTTCAGGATGCCCAAAGCGCCGCAGAAAAGTTGTGAGATCACAGTCATCCCGCGCCATGAAATTGCACTGGTCTTAATTGCGCTAGAGCATAAACGGCACCATCTGCGTGTGAACTGGTCTCTCTACGCTGAATTTATGCTGCAAACCGCCATGCGAACAGGTGAAGTGCGCGCCTTGAAATGGCCTGATCTCAAGGACAATCGTGTGCTAGTGCACAGCAATTACACTCTGACGCACGGCTATAAAAACAGTACCAAAACTAACAAGCAGCGATGGGTGCCATTGAATCAGCGGGCCATGGAGATTGTCGAAGGCTTATCCCGCGATTCTGAGTATTTGTTCCCATGGGACAGGCAGGCTTATCAAAGCTTTTTTGCTATTCGCATGCAGGAATTACACAATGCCGGGTTAATCCAGAAACGCTATCGACCCTATGATCTGCGCCATGTAGCCATCAGCCGCTGGCTTGAGGCCGGCATTCCGGTTACTCAAGCTGCTACATGGGCCGGCAATACCAGTGAAGTTATCTGGAAGCATTACGCCGGCAGCACGATTGATTACGAGGTGCCCGTTTTGTAAAATGGTGCCATGGACCGCTGGATGACAGCTACTGGTGCCGCCCTGGCGGTGCTTACCGCAATCGTCGGGGCTACCGTTGGAGTAGAAACACGCTACGCAAAATCAGCTGAAGTCAAAGCTCAGCTAGAGGATTATTACACTAGGCAAATCAAGTTACGCATCCTTGAAATTGACCTGAAGCCAATGCCAACGCCAGCTGATAAGGCATTGCGCCAGTACCTGATCCAAGAACTACAGAAGAAGCAGTAGGCTGTAACCATGGTGCTATCAACCCCGCTACGCAAGATTGCCACCCAGGTAATTACCAAGTTTGGCGGCGAGGTAACGATCCGCACGGTAACACCTAGTGCTTATAGCACTACAACAGGTGCCGCAACTGAAACCACATCTGATACTGTAATTCGCGGCATCCTGGAAGATGTAAACAAGCGCGAGGTGAATGACCTCATCCAAGCCGGTGATAAGCGGCTAATTGTTGCGGCGGCTGATGTAGCAGCAGTGCCTACCACCGCTGATCGCGTGGTAATTAGTGCAAGGGTGCATCAGGTAATCCGCGTGATTACAATCGAGCAGGATAATCAGCCGATTACATACGAGCTTATCCTGCGCGATTGATGGCACGCACTATACGAGTTGCAGATATTGGAGATTATGCGCAGCAGCAGTATGAGAAACTGTTGCGTGCATCGGTGCTTGAAACTGACAGCCTATTAAAGCAGGCTAGCCCTGTTGATACTGGCCGTTTCCGCGCTAGCTGGCAGGTAGGAGAAAATGCAGCCCCTGGTGGTATTGCACCTGAAGGCAGCTACCCATCATCACCGCCATTGTCGCGCATTGGCTACAGCCAAGAACGCGTGGGCAATGTTTATAGCATCCACAACAACTTGCCCTATGCCGAACGGCTTGCTGATGGATGGAGCAAGCAAACTGCCGGCGCACCTGGCGGCCGTAGCGGCTGGATTCAAGGCATTGCCAAGGACGTTCAAGGTAGGGTGCGTATAGCAGCAGACCGCATCGGTAAGCAATCATGAGCAGCACCTATAACGACGTGCGCGCCGCTATCGAAGGCCGCATCGCCACTGAAATGGCCTTAGCGCCAGCCTATCCTGTTAGCTATCAGAACGTACCTTATACACCGCCAAACAATACGCCATGGCTGCAGGTGTTTATCCGCTTTGGCGATAACGCATATGCCACGCTACGGCCGATCGGCAGCGGTGGTTTCAATCGGCAAAATGGCACGCTAGTCGTCAACATCTATACGCCGATTGGCGTTGGTGCTGGCGCTAATTTCACGATTGCAGAGCGCGTCAAGGATCTATTTGATCGCGCAAAGTTTTCTAGCATCATCTTTGATGCCGCGACAGGGCCAGCGCAGGTCACCCCATCATCGCCTGAACCTTACTATCAGACGCAGCTGACCGCTACATTTGAGGCATACTTAGACTGACCGTAGCCACTACCGATCACAACAATGGCTGTCACTGTTTTGTCCGGTACGTCCGGCGCCCTGTACTACAAGCCCGCCGGCACTACCGGAACATTCGGTGAGGCTGGCGTTAATGCAAGCACTAATACCATCACGGTGCAGTCGTACCTGAATCTGAAAGTAGGCGATCCGGTGAAATTCCGTATCGTCAACAGCCAGACTGGTGAAGCTGGCACCGGCACGCTGCCCGCCTCGCTGTCTGCTGCCACCACTTATTACGTGATCAGCTATACCGCTGCTAGCGGCGCCCTGCAGGTATCTACTAGCGCAGGTGGTGCAGCGTATGACATCACTGATGATGGCACCGTGGCGGCACCTAATGAGTTTGAGGTGTACTACGCTGATTACGCTGCCGTCGGTCAAGTGCAAAGCTGGTCGTTTGAAATCAGCCGCGCCGAGATTGACGTTACAACCATCGGTCAAACTGCTGGTCAGTATGCGCCATTCCGCGCTTATATCCCTGGCTTTGCTGATGGCAACGGCTCGGCAACGGTTTATGTAACCAATGAAGACAGCGCATTGTCCAACCGCATGGTTGAGGATGTGCTGCAGCGTCAACAGGTCGGGTGCGCTTTTAAGCTTTACACCGACAAGGGCGCCACTGAGGCATTGAGCCGTAGCATCGCAATGGATGCCGTACTGCTTAGTGCCAGCCTGACCATCAATCCTGATGATGCACAGCAGGTTGAAATTGCCTTCAGGCCTACTGGTGTGCCGACGTTTGATTTCAGCACTAGCGCCTGAATACCGTAAGGTTAAATGCTGCCCCCAGGTTGCGCTGGGGGCTTTTTTATGCTTAAAGTAGCTGTCAGATACTGACCGTTATGGCAGCTACTTCATTGTCTGCACTTGCACGCCTGAAGAAGGCAGCAAATCTTGAGCCAGTTAAGCGCGTTGTAACGCTTAACAATGGCGAGCTGTTTGAATTTTATTCGCTGCCACTGACGATGGCAGAACGTGAGCGTGCGCAAAAGATGCCGGGCGGTGATGACCCGAATGGGTTTGCGCTTAATTTGCTTGTGACGAAAGCAATGGATGAAAACGGGCAGCGCCTGTTTCAGGTAGGGCAGATTGCCGAACTAAAAAATGAAACCAGGGATGCGGACCTGCAGGCGCTGATGCTGGCGATCATTTCTAGCGCGGAGGATGAGCAGGCGATCGACATGAAAAGCGCTAAAGATTGAACTAAAGAAAGATAACCTGCTATTGCTGCAACTTGGTGTAGCGAAAGAGCTTGGTTATACGCTGGCGCGCTTGAATCATGAAGTAACGCTAGAGGAGCTGCTGATATGGTCAGCTTATTTTGATCTGCAGAATGAAGAGCAGGAGCGTAGACTGAAGCAACGCCGGTAGGTAGGGCAGTGTCTGTCGTCGCTAATGTTGCGATCAATGTTGACAGTCGCAATGCAATCAGACGATTGCGTGATGTGCAGGCGCAATCGCAGGCGACAGAACGTGCCGTAGGTGGACTTGGTGGCGCCATTGGAAAGCTTGCGGCTGCATTTACCGCAGCCCAAGCGATCCGCTTTGCATTTGTTAGTGCTGCTGAAGTTGAAAGCCAAACGCGCAGCCTGCAAGTATTAACAGGCAGCGCTCAACGGGCGCAGCAAATCATCAAGGAACTGCAGCAACTAGGAGCAGTAACACCATTTACTAGCTCTGAGCTAATTGATGCCGCCAAAAGGCTGCAGGCTTTTGGTGTGGCCACCGACAAGGTGGTAGAGACTACAAAGCGGTTGGCGGATGTAACTGGCGCGACAGGCGCCGAGTTGCAGGGGCTTGTTACAGCCTATGGCCAGGTGCAGGCCAAAGGTCGACTGCAGGGCGAAGAGCTGCTGCAATTCCAAGAGCGTGGCGTGGCGCTACAGGAAGAGCTGCGCAAGATGTATGGCCTGTCTGGCGATGAGTTCCAGAAGGCATTAGAGAAAGGCCGGATCAGTGCCGCTGCAGTTGAAGTAGCAATACAGCGATTGACGGATGCAGGTGGCAAATACGCAAATGGTGCTATTGCGCAAAGCGATACGCTACAGGGCAAGCTTAGTACGCTGCAGGATTCATTCCAACGACTAGCGCAAAATATCGGCACCTTTTTTGCGCCGGTGTTTAAGTTTCTGATTGATCGCACCAATGAGCTAATCAATAGGCTGAATAGGGGCTTTGCTGGTGCGTCGGAGGATATTAGGCAGCGTGCTGGCGGGCAACGATTGCAGCGTGCTGGCGTAGAGCGCACTTACAAGGACGCGCAGGGCAATGTTTATAGCACTATTACCGGGCGGCTGGTACAGGCGGCGCCAGCGCGTGCAGCAGGTGGTGGCGGCCCAGCAGTGCCGCCATTACTTGGTGGCGGCGGTGGTGGTGGCGCAGGCGGGCGCACAGGCCCCTCTGAAGCTGAACAAGCCGCTAAGCGTTTGGCAGAGGAAATCAAGCGGTCGTTTGAAAATGGAAAGAATTTAACCCGTGAGTTTGAACGGCAGAAAGCGCTACTTAATGCAGAGACTGAATCTGATCGCAGGCGGCTTCAGATTCAATTTGAATATCAAGATAACGTACGCAAGATCGGCGAACTAAAAAATGCCGAGCAGGCGATTGCGCTGACGATTTTGAATCGCGAGATCAGGAAACTTGAAATCCTAAAACTACAACGCGAGGAGCAGGAGGCCATCAGGGAGGCACTTGAAAGTGCATTTAATGATATGCCGGCTGCCGGCACTGGCAAAGAGGATGCGTTCCGTGCAATGTTTGATCAGCGTATCCCTGATGCAATCCAAGAAAGCAAGGATCGCCTCAAGGAACTTACTGATCCCGTCAATCAGATTATTGGCGCAGCAACAGCGATCGGCGATGCATTTGCCGAATCATTTAGGGGTGTTGTATCCGGCAGCATGACAGCACAGCAGGCGCTTGCCGGCTTCTTTCAAAGCGTGGCTGATCATTTTATTGATATGGCCGCAAAAATTGCAGCTGAAGCTGTATTCCTGCAAGGCATCGGGATTTTACGCAGTTTGCTAGGCCCGTTAATGGGCGGCGGCTTTGGCGTTGCTGGACCCGGCATGGATATCCCAGGCCTCGGCGGTGGCGGCGGGCTAGGTGGCGTCCCGTTTACACCAGGCGGGGTATTTGCCGAAGGTGGATTTGTCACAGGCCTCACCAATGCTTTAATCGGTAAAGGCGGCGAGCCTGAGTACGTCATCCCTGCCAGCAAGATGCGTTCCGCCATGGGCCGTTACGCTGCCGGCGCTCGTGGTTCTAGCGTCATCCCAAGTGCCGGCGGTGATGGCGGTCCCAACCAACCCGGCGGCATCGCAACCAGCCCGATCGACGTGCGCTACACCGTTGAGCGTATCAACAGCGTGGATTACGTCACTGCCGATCAGTTCCAAGCTGGTATGCAGCAAGCTGCAGCGCAAGGCGCACAACGCGGTGAGCAACGCGCCCTACGCAGCCTGCAACAGTCCACATCCGTCCGTAGCAAGGTAGGTCTCCGATGAGCGAGCAAGCATTTGGACAGTACCTTGTACTGAGTGGCACTCAAAACCTGTATTTTCAGAACTACTGGATCAATGAAGACGTTACGTGGCAGGGTAATACATACGGCTTTCTGCCGTTTGCCTTTAGTGGCGCTACTACTACCAAATCAGGCGACAATCAACCAGCAGCCCTTGCATTCCCCAATAATGCCCTAGCACGCGGCTGGACGGAAACCGCAATACGCGATCGCTGGCTGGCGCGCTGTTACATCATGCTGGTTGATGTCAACAACAGCAGCAACCCAACCATGCTGGTGAATTATGTAGCGCAGATTGTGGCGGGCACTTGGAGCGACCAAGGCATTGAAATACGCCTAGCCAGCGTGCTGGATGCTGTAGGTGCTGACGTACCACGTAAAAAGCTGACCAAG